CCCAGTGTACCCAGGGAGAGGAAAATGCGTTCAGCCAAAAAGAGCGCACCCCTGTACCATATGCCTCCGGGTTCTCTGCGATCCACTTTGCAGGCTGCCGTCGCATGACCTCTTCCGGGACAATACACCCGCAGTTCGGGCAGGACCAAGTAATCTGACCCACCACCTTGTAAACTTTCTTTCCGTGTATCCTCTTGTGGCTGTGTTCAAAATGGATCCGATCGAATATGATTTCTCCATACTCTCCGCACTCAGGGCAGCGGTGACACCAACGCTCTTGTGTTCCTTTTTCAAAGCTGTCCGCAATATTGGACGATCCTTTAATGGTTGGAGTTGACACTTCAACGGCCTTCGCATTGTAAAACGTAGTCTGTCTTGCCTCAGCCAGTGCCCACGGATCGCCCTCCGTTCCAGCGCTTATGGCCCATCGGTCACGCTCGTCTCCTATGATGTATCTGGCCGGGGTGGATGCCAGAGCCGAGGCACTGTTAGATCCAGTGATTGTCAGCATGCCTCCGGGGAAAGACTTCTGCAGGATCGTATTCCCCGAGTCTCTCGTCTTTATGTCTGAAACCTTGGCTTTCAGTACCTTGCTGTCCCGAATCATTGGTGCAATCCGTAACCGAGAGAACTTACGTGCATCGTCAAGCGATGGCTGCACGTAAAGGATGGAACCCGGATCCTGGTCTATAATATAGCCAATTATATTTAGTTCGAGTTCAGACTTCCCTACTTGTGAAGCCGCCACCATGACAATTTTCTTCACCTTGGGATCGGTGAACGCTTCCATGGGCGCCCGGAGGTATGGCGTACGTGACGTGCGCCATGGACCCGCCTCAGCGGAGGTTTCCGGCGACAGGCGGCGGTGTCTGTCAGCCCATTCCGCCACCGTCAGATCCTCTGGCGGCTTGAAATTCCGAATTGCCGGACCTATGGCCGCATTCAGCTTCCGTGCGGCTCTTTTAGTCGTCAGCTTCATCAACCAGGACTTCGCTCCAACCTTCACGCCCCCTTACCCGCCGCTTGTACGCTTCCGGATCGTATCGGTAGCCCGAAAGTTCATTTAGAATTTTGCTGCACTCTGATCGGATCAGCGCAGAGGCTTCCGCTGCGTCTTTCGTTTGAGATACGTCCATGGCCAGCCGGCCAGGCAACGCCATTACCATGCTGCGGATGGTGTATACAAGGTCATTCGTCATGGCCTCCACGTCCTCACTCCGGTGCATTTTCCCCTCCAGTTCTTTAAGCTGCATTCCCGCAATCCTGGCTTTGCTCTGTTTAAAATCAGCCTCAGCCCGCAATTTGTCCGTTTCCGCTTTTGCAGTGTCCGCAGTCTTTACCTCCTTGCCACTTGCTTTTTTCCGCAGATACCTAATATACGCTTTGACCGTCGGTAATAGATCAAACTTATACGGACGATGCGATGCCGCTGGAAGGATACCGTTCTTTACAAGCTGCTGCACCCGTCTCTCATTGAGTTCGAAAAGTTCTGCGATGATCGCCGTTGTCTGCAGATCTTGTTTCGACACATCCGTCATAGCGTTTCCCCCTTTCCATCAGCCAAACGAAACGAAACGGCCTAAAAAAATTTTTTGGAGTCTGCGCGAGTTTTGGGCTCGCCAGCACCGCAGGGCTCTGGGAAGCTGTCACAGTACCTTGCGGCTTGTCGAAAAATTTTCACGGTTTGCCTTGAACGGTTCAATCACTTTTATTTTGCTTTTAATTGCTTTATTTTGTTTTCTTTTGCTTGTGATTGGTTTGTTGTGTTCATTTGCTTTGTGTTTGCTTCGTTGCTTTGCCTGCTTCTTTGCTTCACTTCATGGCTTGCTGTATATGGTGCTCGAAGCGCTTCTCCAGATTGCTGCCGATTGTTTCCTAAATCGTTTCCTTTGCTTTGCCGCTTATAATTTGCGGCACGGACAGAGTGCGGACAGCTTCGACGGGTGTTCTTCCTTCCCCCGTTCTTTGGAAGGGGAGAGTGGGGGCGTCTGCATTTTTCTTACTGGACGAGGCAAGATATGTCCCGGCCTTCATGCTTGCCCTTTGCCCTTTGATAATGGTAGCCTTTACGGTATACGGCTTTGGGGTTCTAACAATCCCTACCGGGCCAGCTGCGCCCTTAAAGTCAACCATTTGCCCCGGTATTCGCTGGCGCTTATCTTGTAAACCTCGTGGAGCTTTTGGCGACATTTTGAAATGTATTGGAGTTAAGGTTTCGCCCTTGTATTCGAGGGACGCCCCGTCAACGCTGATCCCCGATACATTTGTGGAGGTGGCCCCCCGTTTTGTTTTTGGGCCCGCCTCTTTGATTGCTGCGGTATCTACACCATAATGTTGCCGGATCCCTTTGCTTACCCATGCCGGAGCTCTGGAGGTGAAGTCCGACACGGTTCTCTTGATTGCTGTCTCGCCTCCGTCCTTTAGTTTCTCCAGTTTTTTTGCCAGTTTTGCCCCGTCTTTCATGGTTACAGAGAAGGCTCCATTTGTGCGTCTTGATTGCCCGGTATAGAATAGGCTGCTCATGTGTGCGCCTCCTTTCTACTAAAAATTTACCCTCCCCCCAGTCTTTTTCTGGAGGGCAGGGCATAAGAAAAACCGCCTCGGTATTTCCTTAGCGGTTTCAGATTTCTATTTATTTATTTTCCCGTCGGTCGTGAACTCGTGGACGCTCTGGTCTGGCATTATTGCTTTTATTATGCTGCCGCTTTGTTCAATCTTAAAAATCAGGTTCTTTCCACGCTCTGCGTTGTATCTGATTTTCTTTTTCCAGCTCTTGAAACTTTTAAGGTCAATCACTTTGAGATAGGCAGCCTCCAGATCGTCGTCGCTGTCTGCGTCATAAATGACAGCGCATAGCTGAGGGGTTAGCATGTAGGTGTTTGGCTCGTAGTCCTCGCATAACCGGCGTTGGCTGGCTGTATCTGCCGTCAGAACATAAAGGACGCCCTCGTCTGTTATTGCATAGCCCACGCCCTCGTCTGTAATAAGAGCGGCTTCCACGAAGTCCTCCGTTTTCCGTATGCGGATCCCTTCATTCTTTGTCGTGGTTGCGATCCCTTCGTTGGCGTTTCCGTCCATGCCGGTATGAATGTAATAAGAGCCAGACGGAGAGGGCCATGTTTTGTCTGCATGAAACCATTCCTTGCCATTTTTACAGAGGATTGCCGGGGCTCCGTTTGCATTTCTTACCGTCACTTCCCACACATTCCCCTGCGGTTGTGTTTGTTTTTGGGGCTTCTGGTTGAGAATGTCTCCCCATAAGCTGAGTTTTTTATTGCTTCCCATGTTTGATAACCTCCCGTGGTTTTTTGTTTTAGTCATCTTTGGGATATTATATCACGCAGGGAAGTGGTGTAGCAATCCTGTTTTGAAAAACAGAAAACCGCCCGGCGGCGTTTATGCTCTCCAGACGGCTTTCGCTATTTTACAGTATAGCACACGGCATTATCCCCTTTTATCCCCTTTTGTCCCTTTTTATCCCCTTTTATCCCCATACGCTGAAATGCCCTTTAAAATAAGGCTTTGCGGGCATTTTGGAGGCGTTTTTTATTTTGTTTATAAAAATTTAATAATTTTCTTTTTCGATTTTTGCGAGGGTTTGCAGGGCCGAACCATGGATTTTAAAGGCCCGTTTTAGGTATCGCTGGCTATTTGTTTCGTAGTCGTCCTCCTTCCCGTACAGAACGGCGCAGATCGTCCACCAGCTTGCCTCGTCAAAATAACGCATTTCTATGATGGTCTGTTCGTCCGGCTTTTTCATAAGTCCGATCATGCGCTCCAGCTCTCTGCGGGTTTCGCCTTCGTCGTCGATCAGGTCACGGAGCTGCGTTTCAAGTTCCAGCTTTTTCGCGACTTCTCGCTCTGTTTTGCTGGTGCCGTCTCCACCGCCCGGCAGCCCGGTGAGATTTGGAGTGGAAGCGGAGCCCATGGTGGACTCCAGATACTCCAGCCGCTCGATCAGGTTGTCGATCCGGCGCTGATAGGTCGCGTAGTGCTCCAGCTTTTTCTTTACCTCGTCGGTTTCCTTTGGCTTCTTGGTCTGGCTCATGGGTTCCACCTCCTTTTTGCTGCTATTCCGCGAACATTTCCTCGAATTGCTCACGGGCCAGCTCCTTGCCTTTCCTGAATAGCCGGATCCCGGTCGTTTTGCCGGTGGTCTTGATGTACCGGCGCACGATTACGTCCACGAAGCCGGGCTCCATTTCCATGATATACGACGCTTGCCCGACACTCTCGGCCGCGACCAGCGTTGTGCCTGATCCTCCGAACGTGTCGAGCACTCCCTCAGCCCACTGGGTATTGTCCAGCAGCTTCTCCAGTATTTCGACGGGTTTCTGCGTCGGGTGCAGCTCATTCCCGGAGCGCGTGGCCTCCAGCACGTTGCCGTAGCCCTTGTGGTTATCCCATTTCGGCTTTGTCCGGTGTGCGAACATGACGAGCTCGTGCTGGGCCCGCCAGCCGTTCCCCATGCCGGGGCTTTTCTTATTCCAGACGATCATATTCCGCACGCCGAGGCCGGAGCCTTCCACGAGGTCGAATAAATACACCCACATGCGCCAGTCGGTGAAGATATAGGCCGCCTTGACGTCCACGGCTCAGAGTACGGCCTTCATTAGCACCTGATAGCC